ATTAGTGAGTAAGTATAAAACACATGACATTGTAGGACACATACCAGACTTTTTAACAGAAGAAGAGTGCGATAGTTTGTTTGAAATAAATAAGAATATGAAGTGGAAGTATGCTGCCACAAGATACTCAGGGTATAACAGTAAGATTAGAAAATGTAAAAAGAGAAGTAATGTAGAGTTCCCATTCTATGACAGACTAATAAAAGCTGTTAACTTATATAATGATAGGTCATATAACTTTCATTTACATCAAGAAAGAAAATGGCACGAAATAAACATGGTTAGATATGACGAAAAGGGAATGTTCTTTCGACCACATCGTGACCATAGACCTAGTTTACAAGCTATGTCTAGTAATACAGTACGAAAACTAAGTTTAAGTATACAATTGAGCCACTCTGAAGAATATGGTGGTGGTGATTTAGAAATTGTAGAAAGTTATACTGTTCCTGATGTATATATGGACAGTAATTTTCTACCAGATAGTATGAAAGTGAGAGAGAATTTTAGACATAGTTTCCCATCGATGAGAAAAAAGGGAAGTCTAACTATTTTCACTAGCATACACGAACATGAGAGCAAACCACTAGAGTGGGGCAAAAGAGATATAATAGTAGGATTTATGAGAGGTAAAGGTGCAACTTACTAAACAAGTAAAAGAAGTAGTTAATGGTATAGCTGATTATGGTATATACCAACATGAATATATGTTTCCATGGATGGACTCATTTTTATTTTATAGGAGAGACTCCAGAGATGACTATGAAACTTCAACACCTGAGTATCAAGATAATCGTGATGATTTTCTTGACTTCTTTCGTAAAGTAGGAAAACAATACAAAACTCCTCCTCTCTTTGATATCATGACAGCTAAACATTCAGGCAAGGGATTACATATTCCTAGTAAGGATGCGACTATAATATATGCATTGAAAGGAGATATAAGAATATTAGTTTCTGAAAACTTTTTAAGACTGCTACATACAGTAGCTATATATGATTACGATTTATATAATTATAAAAGTAGAAATATAAAATTGAATGTTATTGCAGAGGGCAGTATATTTGTTATAGGTAATAGATATGCACATTGTTTGCACATGGAAGAAGGACAGGAGGTATTGTATGCGAGATACAGTTAAACTATTTGTAGGAACAAGTGACCTTCATGATGATTTAGCACAAAAGATTTATTTGTATACAATACATAAAAATGCAACAATGCCTGTAGAAGTAGTATTCTTACGACCAAGTGACTTTCCAGGGTGGAATAGAAAAACTTGGGGCACTCCATTTACTTGTTATAGATATGCAGTTCCACATCTAATGGGATATAAAGGAAAAGCACTCTACACAGATACAGATATGATTAACTTTAGAGACATAGCTGCACTATATAATACAGACTTAGAAGGAAAAGCATTTGGAATGGTATGGGATGCATTACAAGATAATGGTAAAGCAGGAGCTCATATGGGATATCCAAGAGGTTTCTGGTGTGATAGTGTACTTTTGATAGATTGTGAGAAAGCAGAAGAGTTTGTAGACCCCATAGACGATATAATTAATTGGAATAAAAACTATTCTTATAAGTGGCAAGTCATGAAAAAATTAGGTAGTCCACATAAAGAAAAGACAAAAGAGTTAGTTCATATGTTAGACGCTAGATGGAATGTCTTTGATGGAACGAATCCCTCAGCAATACCTAGAGGGTATGATTTATGGAGTAAAACACCTCCTGCATGGGAAGATAAAGAAAATTTAGAGATGGATATGATTTGGCAATTACATTTAACAGCATTGAGTTACCAACCATGGCATCCAAAGTATACACCTCATGCAAAGGCTACTCATCCTAGACCTGACCTAATGAGAGAGTGGTGGAGGTTAGCAAAAATTGTCAATTACCTTTGATAACTTAATTAACCCTATCTCTCGTGAAAGATTTTTAGACGAGTATAAAGGTAAAAAACATTTTATAATTAAGTCAAAAGATAATATATTTGAAAACCATTTTAGTTGGAAAGAATTTGACAACTATTTGAATCAAATAAATGTCGGTAGCTGGGACAGGACTCCCCAATTACAAATAGTATTACCAGATGGTAATAAGTGGTGTAAGAAGAAGTCCAAAAAGAAGTATAGTAGAGAACAGATATTAGATTTGTGGAACAGAGGAAGCAGTTTCATACTTACATTAAGTGAGTTCTTAAATGAAAGTATGTGGAAACAATGCCAAGAGTTTGAAAAAGTATATGGAATAGGTCAAGCTAATATATACTGTAGTAAGCGTAGGGATGCACATTGTTTTCCAATACATGCTGACTCCACGGACAATTTTTTATTTCATGTATCAGGCAAGATACGCTGGTACATTTATAAAGAGTTTAGTAAAGACCTTGGTCACGATAGATTGAAAGACGCTACAGTTGAAGAAGTTGTAGAACTAGACGAGGGTGATTTACTATATATCCCGAAAGGGAAATTTCATAGAGTTGATACTCTAAGTCCAAGATTATCTATCTCTTTTCACTTTCAGGAAGCAAAGCCTGGAAAGCCTTATCGCAGAAGGGAGTGGTATGACTGGAAACCATAGGAGATTACTATGGCAACAATTGAGAGTGATAACAGTAGAAATGAAGTTCAGATAGACTTAGATAAGTATATGAAGCTAGTCGATAAACTCGATGAAGCTGAAGACTTAATTGCTAAGATGAAAGAAGACCGTGCTCGAATGCAGCCCGGCAAGCGTAAGTTCATGGACTTATTCTTAGACCATAATGATATAAATGAAAAAGCTATCATTGGTTTTATTTCTTTCTTCTTAATGACGGTGTTCGGAATCTGTGACCTAGTCACAGCATTTATGGGACAAGACTTAGTCATATCCGATACTATTTATACTTCTTTCGTTATAGTAACATTAGGAGCATTTGGTATATCTGAGGCTGGTAAAGCCTTTGGAGGCAAATAAAAATAGTTCTTGACAACAGATAAAAATTTCTGTATAATATATATTATGGAAAATCAAGAAAGAAAGACAGTTCAAATGTGGAATTCAGATACCAAGTCCTTTGAGACATGGTATTGGGATGACTGTGAGTTTTGTGGACACTTAGTAGACCACATAACAGGTGAATGTCCGAAATATAAATGCTGGATATAAGATGAACTTATTTTACTTAGATAAAGACCTTGACAAGTCTGCACAATATCATGTTGACAAACATATTGTCAAAATGCCACTAGAGGCAGCACAACTTTTGTGTACTGCTGTGTGGGTAGACCAAGTTCTTGGTTTTGTGCCTCGTGCATTGAACAAAGAAGAGAGCAAGGTTCTAAATGAAGAAAAGGCAAAGATTAAACATTTGCCATTAGAGGAGAGACCAATCACTCCGTACTTGCCGATGATGTATAATCATCCCTGTACAATTTGGACTAGGTCTAGCCTCGACAACTTTGAGTGGGTGCACTGCTATGCAAATGCACTCAATGATGAGTATTATTATCGTTACGGTAAGTTGCACAAGTCAGTTATGGAAGTAGTAAATAAACTACCCGAGCCAAAGAATATGCCTCGTTTAGGCGAGACACCTTTCGGTATGGCAATGCCAGATGAGTTGAAAGACGAAGATGATGTTGTCGGTAGTTATCGTTTATACTACCATACTGACAAAGCGACCTTTGCCAAGTGGTCATATCGAGACAATCCCCATTGGTGGGATGAAGGTCTCGCATGGTATGACAAGAGAATAACAAGAACATGAAAAAAATAAAATCAGGAGTATATACTTTCTTTGTGCCTAGCAACTTACAAAGTACGGCACTAGAAGAATATTTAACATCAAGAATGAAGTTTCTTAAGCATCGTAGACAATTAATTATGAGAAAGTCTGATGGAACAGAAACTCATCTAGGAACAGGAGTAAGATTACATGGCAAAAGACATTCCTCTTGAAACGCTATTGGGCATAACTAAAGAGCCAGTTGAGACAATGTCTCATGCTGATATGCTTAGGCAAAATTTAAACAAACAGAAAGCTGAAGCTGAGGCAGAGATTGCTTTGCTTGAAGGTCAGCTAAACAATAAAAAAGAATACCTTGCAAAAATTGAAGGTGGATTAGATGTACTAGATGAACTACAAAAATGATTGTAGTTCAAGACAATTTTTATCCTAATCCTGAGGAAGTTAGAGAAAAAGCTCTACAAGAGTTTTTCTTTCCTGGGGTCAAGGGTAAACGAATTATGTTTCCAGGTCAAAGAACTATAAGTTCTTTTTCTAACGAAAACTTTGTATATGTAAAGAATAGATTAGAAAAAATCTTAAACAGAAAAATTATACACTTTGCAAAAAGAAATAGTAATACTGCCTTTACATTAGGACTAGAAACGAAAGAGTATAAAAATTGGGTACATCATGATTTCGCTAACTATACTGAAAAAACAACTAAACTTATGGATGGAGAAGCATGGGCAAGTGTGTGTTATCTAACACCAAATGCTCCTGTAACTCATGGAACAGGTTTATTTAGAGATAAAGAAAAACAATCAATACAGTGCAGGGATGATTTAAGAATTAGTATGGAAAGTTTCACAGGAACTTGGGAGCAGAAAGAAAACTCCTCTTGGGAACTACATACATATGTAGGTAATGTATATAATCGATTGGTTATGTATCCTGCAACATATTGGCATGCTCCATTCAACGCAGGTTGGGGGCATGATAAAGAAACAGGCAGACTGGTACAGGTTTGCTTTTTTAGCACAGAAAAACAATGAACAAATTTAACGAAGAAACAGCATTAAATATGTTGAATAACCATATTATTCAAACTTATAATAGTCATTATAGTATGGAAAAGATACAATCAACAGAGTTCGTATTTGACGCAGGTCATGGGGAAGGGTTTTGCTTAGGAAATATCATAAAGTATGCCCAACGATATGGCAAGAAGAATGGAAAGAACACAGATGATTTATTAAAA